GGATTCTTTTCTTTTATTCTATATAAACCATAAAAGAGTTGACAAAGCCTATGCTATTGCTGTATAACTTGTGTTTGTAGACGTAGGGAACTTTATGTTCCTTGTTACTCTCCGACAATCTACACAGTAAAGAGCTTGTATCGGCTGCTGAGAAGAAAAGACACGGAAGCATTTACACCTGATGTTATCCGTACCGGACTTGATATGGGTATCGGTTAAAAGCAACTGACTAATAGGTGGGCTAACAGTTGCCATAAAAGAACATATCCCTTCTGGGCTTTCCAGATGGTGAGATGAAAATTTGGTTTTTGTTCATATGCTCTCTATAGGCTCTATATAGGGTATATATTAAGTATAAGAATAATAACCATCACTTACCATTGGGACAGGTCGGTACGCCATAGTACCACCTTTAGCAGAGTGTGCTCTTGACAAAGATGGTGTAGTAGTTTATAATTCATTTTATGAAGACTAGAAAAGAATTAGAGGCTAGTGGAGAAGTTAATCAACCACCGTATTCGTATCTTTCACAAGCCTATTATGCTTTGTTAAACAATAAGACGGATGAGAGTGCTTTCTTTCATAGTGATGTTTTTTATGTTAGGTCGGCATTGGAGAAGAGGACGGGGTATTTGTTTTCTTTAGATGATGTTGAAGATGCTATGATGGAACAGGGCTGGAGAAAGACAAAGAAGAAGAGGAAGAAAGATGGCAATAGAACACAGAGGTGAGAAGTTCGCTGGCTATAACAAGCCGAAACGTACACCGGGTCATCCTAAGAAGTCACATGCGGTGTTGGCTAAGGATGGAGACAAGGTTAAGTTGATTAGGTTTGGGCAGCAGGGTGTTCAAGGTGCTGGAGCCAATCCGACCACAGCCAAAGACAAGGCTCGGAAGAAATCTTATTATGCAAGGCACAATGCCCAAGATCCTAGTCCAGATAAGATGTCTGCTCGCTACTGGAGCCACAAAGTAAAATGGTAACAAAGTCTAAAGTTAATGCAGCCGGTAACTATACCAAGCCAACCATGCGTAAGAAAGAGTTTGAACGTATCAAGGCTGGAGGCAAAGGAGGCGCTCCCGGTCAGTGGAGTGCAAGGAAAGCTCAGATGTTGGCTAAAGCCTACAAAGAAAAAGGTGGTGGTTATAAATGAGCAAGTCTGCTGGTAAAGATACAGGTAACATCACGGCTGCTGGTCGCAAAGTGTATAAGAAGGATGGTGAGTATCAATCTGAAAGATCCACCACATTGAAGATGGGTAAGGACAAGTGGGTTAATGTTCCTTCCATTCATGGCAATAAACAATACACTGAAGATAAATTAGTTGAGAAGTTAAAGGCTGGTGAGATTAAACCGACTAGCACACACAAATCTAAAGATGCAGCAATTGCCGCTGCAATGAAAAGAAGTAAGATGTTAGCTGAAGAGCCGCCATTTAATAAAGGTGGTTTAGCTCCTTCACAACAATCTCTAAAGAGCTGGACCAAAGAAGAGTGGGGAACCAAGAGTGGTAAGCCATCAACACAAGGATCAAAAGCTACAGGTGAGCGTTACTTACCTAAAGCAGCTAGACAGGCTTTGACAAATGCGGAGTATGCTGCTACAACTAAAGCCAAGAGAGAAGGAAAGAAGAAAGGTCAGCAATTTGTGGCTCAGCCTAAAGCCATTGCTAAGAAGACCTCAAAGTATAGGGCATGAGTTATTTGTTAGGGAAACCTTTACCTAAGCAGGATACTCAAAGAGTACAGCAAGTTCCTGCATTATTTAAACCAATACCACAAGGACATAAAGATGGCAGCAGACGTAAAGCAAATGATGGCAGAGCTAAAAGAGCTTCGCAGAAAGTCAAATGATGAAAAGTATCCTGTTGATGTCAGAGAGCAGTTTGACATGGATGCTAACAAGCTAGAGATGAAAATCTTGAAAGAGAACAAAGTTCCCGGCTTTAGCTATGGTGGTGCTGCCAAGAAAAAGAAAATGATGGGTGGTGGCTATGCTGGTAAGAAGATGGCTATGGCTCAAGGAGGCTATGCAAACTGTGGCGCCTCTGTTAAACCTAACGGACCAAGAAAGGGTTAATCATGGGATCACTTGCACAACATATGCGTAATCCAAGAGATGCTGCCAAGCTTAGAGGGCAGCAACAAAGAAGACAAGCTCCTATGTCTGCTAGACGAAAGGCAATGATGCAAGCGCAGCAAGCTAGATCAAGAGCAGCAATGGCTTCTGGGGATCAGTTTTATGGAGCACCTAAAGGTGCTCGTCAACAACCAGCTCGTGCTAGTACTCGAACTGGTGGAGCACCGCAATTTGCAAATGAGCGTAACAGGCAGCTTATGGATCGGGCTATGAGAGATGCTGCCGCAAATCGGTCTGTTGGGACAAACCCCGCTGCTCGTGCACCCGGTGGCGCTCCTAATCAAAGAAACATGGCTAGAGGTCCCGGAGTTCCTGATCAACAGCCACGCGCAGTGCCGCTGCCTAACCCGCCTATGGGTAGACCTGCGAACAAAGGTGGTTACATGAAGAAAGCCACAAAGATGAACACAGGTGGCATGGCTAACTGTGGTGCTTCGATGAAGCCGTCTGGACCAAGCAGGAAGAAATAACATGGGCTTGTTTAGTAAGCTGGCTGGCAAAGCAGCTAAGACTGGTGTTAGATTTGGTGATAGAGCTAAGTTTCAGAAGGGATCTTCTCAAACATCTACTTCCAAAAAGAATGTAGACAATGCCAGAAATAGAAATGACTACATTCCTAACTTGAATCTAAAGCAAGCTAAAGAAGACCTAACTAAAATTAAAAAAGCAGTTGGACCATCTAAAGCTAAAGGTGCTGCTAGAGCGAGTGAGAAAGAAGCGGGTGTTAGAGCAGCATCAAGGACAGCTATGAGAGCTGCTCCAGCGGCAGTGGCTGGTGCAACAGTGGCTGCAATGAGATCCAAAGAAGAAAAGAAAAAGACTGAGACACCAAAGCCACAGACAAAAACTGTTATGGCTAAGGATGAGAGAGCTAACAAAGCAGACTATCCAGTCTACAAAAAAGGCACAGAGAGCAGTAAAGCTTTTAAAGAAGCTTTCTCAGCAGCTGTAGATAAGAAGCAGAAAACATTTACCTTTGAAGGTAGAAAGTATTCTACGGAGAAGAAATAACATGCATCCTCAAAAAACCAAAGGCAAGAAAATGCCAAAGGGACAGCCAGCTCTAGTTCTTGTTATTGCTGCTGGCAAGCCTACAACTACTTCAAAGAAGAAAGAAACCAATGCCACTAAAAACCGGCAAAAGTCAAAAACAAATCGGGGCTAATATTAAAACTCTGATTAAAGAGGGTAGACCACAAAAGCAAGCTATTGCTATTGCTTTGCAGAAAGCTGGCAAAGCTAAGCCTAAGCCTAAAAGAAAAACATGACAACTGCGTTACCATCAAGAATTATTTCCAAAGGAACTGTTGTTCCTGCTGCTACACTAACCACAGTGTATCAATGCCCACCTAACTTCACAGCTAAGGTGGTTTTGTTATTTGCAGCTAACGCTGGTAACAGCAACAAAACGATTCAGATTGAATGGTATGATGCAAGCGCATCAACAGCCTATCACATAGTTAATGGGTATGTAGTTGGTGGCTACAGCTTTTTAAAGTTTGATCAAAGCTATCTTGTTTTGAATGCTGGAGATTATTTAAGGGTCACTACAGAAGCTGCATCAAATTTTGATGTGACCATCACAGCAGAAGAATTCTTTGACCCAGCACAGAATGGTGGATAAATATGGAAAGAAAAAAATTAACAGAGCAGCAAGTTAAATTCTTAGAGGTGTTGTTTACTGAAGCAGGTGGCGACCCTGTTAAGGCTAAGCTTGCTGCTGGCTACAGTGCTAACACTGCAACAAAAGATATTATTACTGCGCTTAAAGAAGAGATCATTGAAGCCACACAAATGTTCTTAGCTTCTAATGCTCCCCGTGCTGCTATGGCTATGGTCAGTGGCATTGTTGACCCGACAGAGTTAGGCATCAGAGACAAGCTTAATGCTGCTAAAGACTTGTTAGATAGAGCTGGCATTGTTAAAACAGAGAAGGTGCAGGTTGATGCACCTAATGGTATAATGATCTTACCTCCGAAAGATGTCTGAGAGAGATTTAGGTAGTTGGATTCTTCCGCAACCAGTAGAAGAAAACAAGTGGGTTAACATACCCCGCATAGGGAACATTAGAACGGTTCCATTCGGCTATAAGGTGGCAGAAGATGATGAGGAAATGCTCGAACCGATTCCATTTGAGCTTGAGGCTCTTGAGAAAGCGAAACTATATTTAAGACAATATAGTAGCAGACAGGTAGCAAATTGGTTAACGAAGACAACTGGACGTTATATATCTCATGCGGGGTTGTTAAAGAGGATAAAGAATGAGCAGCACCGTAGAAGAAAGACTGCAACTTACCGCAACATTGCCCGAAGGCTCGAAAAAGCCCTCGACAAAGCGCAAGCCTACGAGAGGGCGCTCGGTAAAGAAGGCAACGAAGAGTTCTTCGAGCGTCAGAAGTACAGGGATCTCAGAGACAGAGCAGCCGCAGAGCTTGCTTGATGCACAGTTAGAGGAGCAACAGCAGCTTGAGCAGATGCACAATGTGGTGTTCAAGCCTAATGAAGGTCCACAGACAGCGTTTTTAGCATCATCAGAGAGAGAAGTGTTGTATGGTGGTGCTGCTGGAGGCGGTAAAAGCTATGCAATGCTGGCTGATCCGCTGAGATATATGAGTCACCCGCAGTTTTCGGGGTTGTTATTGCGACACACCACCGAAGAATTGAGGGAACTCATATGGAAAAGCCAAGAGATGTACCCGAAAATTATTCCGGGCATCAAATGGAGTGAGAGAAAGATGCAATGGCAAGCTCCTTCAGGGGCTAGATTGTGGATGTCATACCTTGATAGAGATGAAGATGTTCTACGTTATCAAGGTCTGTCATTTAGTTGGATAGGTTTTGACGAATTAACGCAGTGGGCTACCCCATTTGCGTGGAATTACATGCGAAGCCGCTTGCGTAGCACCGCACCTGACCTACCTGTCTACATGAGGGCATCAACTAACCCCGGCAATAGAGGGCATCAGTGGGTTAGGAAGATGTTTATTGAGCCAGCACCGCCGAATAGTTCCTTTTGGGCTACGGATGTAGAGACTGGTGAGACAATGTTGTACCCTAAAGGGCACAGCAGAGAGGGTGAGCCGCTATTCAAGCGTAGATTTATACCGGCTAAGCTGTCAGACAACCCATATTTGGCAGAGGCGGGGGATTATGAGACAATGTTGTTGTCGTTGCCTGAGCATCAGAGGCGACAACTACTAGATGGTGACTGGGATGTGGCAGAAGGTGCTGCATTTCCAGAGTTTAATAGGAAGATACATGTTACAGAACCCTTTGACATACCGTCTAATTGGACTAAGTTCCGGTCATGTGACTATGGATATGGTAGTTTTTCTGCTGTTCTGTGGTTTGCAGTTGCCCCGGATGAGTCTGTAATTATTTATAGAGAATTGTACGCAACAAAGCTTCTTGCAGAAGACTTAGCAAACAAAGTCTTACAAATGGAAGATGGAGAAGCGATACGATATGGTGTTCTCGACAGCAGTTGTTGGCATAAACGTGGTGACACTGGACCATCAATTGCAGAGAGAATGATATTGAAGGGATGCCGTTGGCGTCCTGCCGACAGAAGCTCTGGCAGTAGGGTAGCTGGTAAAAATGAAGTACACAGACGATTACAGATCGACCCAAACACTGATCAACCACGCATGGTTATATTTAACACATGCACACAACTCATATCAGACTTACCTACTTTGCCGCTTGATAAATCAAATACGGAAGACATCGACACTAAGGTGAGGAATGACCACACATACGATGCTCTTCGTTATGGATTAATGTCTAGACCTAGAAGTAGTAGCATATTTGACTACAATCCAAATAATTTTAAACGCTACCAACCTGCTGATAAGACATTTAATTACTAATTTTGTGGTATAACTAAGACATGGCAACAACACCTAACGAACCCATCATGGATGACAAAGCTGTCAGCCTACCTGATTCAACTGAAGATCAAGATACATTCTTGGGTAACTCCTTGATTGGTTTCATTGAAGGAAGATTCACTAGAGCTGAAGAAGCTAGACGCAGTGATGAAGAGAGATGGCTAAGAGCGTACAGAAACTATAGAGGCATCTATGGTCCTGATGTTCAATTCACCGAAGCTGAGAAGAGTCGTGTATTTGTTAAGGTAACAAAGACCAAAACTCTTGCGGCATACGGACAAATCACCGATGTGTTGTTTGCAAACAACAGTTTTCCTCTTTCTATTGAGCCGACCACACTGCCTGAAGGCGTGGCAGAGCATGTCCACATTGAGACAAATCCTCAGTTAAAAGAGATGGAGCAAGCTGGTCCTGCTTTACCTGAAGGACCGATGGGCGATGCTCTTAGAGAAATGCTTGGTCCGTTGCGCGACCAGCTAGAAGGCGAAGATGTAAAAGAAGGTCCGGGCGTAACTCCGACAACAATTACATACAGCCCTGCTCAAGTTGCTGCAAAAAAAATGCAGAAGAAAATTATTGACCAGCTTGAGGAAAGCGGAGCTAATAAGCAGCTTCGTTCTGCTGCGTTTGAGATGGC